GCCGGTCTTGGCGTTTCCTACGAACAGTTGTCCCGTGATTACTCGAAGGTCAGTTACTCAAGTGCCCGCGCCTCCGCCAATGAGTCGTGGCGCTATTTTATGGGGCGGCGAAAATTTATTGCGGCCCGGCTGGCCACGCAGATGTTTTCCTGCTGGCTGGAAGAGGCACTTCTTCGGGGGATTATTCGTCCGCCACGGGCACGTTTTGATTTTTATCAGGCGCGTTCAGCCTGGTCACGGGCTGAGTGGATTGGTGCCGGAAGAATGGCCATTGACGGGCTCAAGGAGGTTCAGGAATCGGTGATGCGTATTGATTCCGGACTGAGCACGTATGAGAAAGAGCTGGCGCTGATGGGCGAGGATTATCAGGACATTTTCCGCCAGCAGGTCAGGGAATCTGCAGAGCGGGAAAAAGCCGGACTCTCACGTCCGGTGTGGATAGCGCAGGCGTATCAGCAGCAGATAGCGGAGAGTCGCAGGCCGGAAGAGGAGACAACACCACGTGAGACGTAATCTTTCACACATTATTGCCGCAGCATTCAATGAACCGCTGCTTCTGGAGCCCGCCTATGCGCGGGTTTTCTTTTGCGCGCTCGGGCGCGAGATGGGGGCAGCAAGTCTTTCGGTACCACAACAGCAGGTACAGCTTGATGCACCCGGAATGCTGGCTGAAACGGACGAGTACATGGCCGGAGGTAAACGACCGGCCCGTGTTTACCGGGTGGTGAACGGTATTGCTGTACTGCCGGTCACAGGCACGCTGGTGCACCGGCTGGGGGGTATGCGGCCATTTTCCGGAATGACAGGCTATGACGGCATTGTCGCCTGTCTTCAGCAGGCAATGGCGGATAGCCAGGTGCGGGGTGTACTGCTGGACATTGACAGTCCGGGCGGGCAGGCCGCCGGTGCGTTTGACTGTGCTGACATGATTTACCGCCTCCGTCAGCAGAAGCCGGTCTGGGCACTGTGCAATGACACGGCCTGTTCTGCAGCCATGCTGCTGGCGTCGGCCTGCTCCCGACGGCTGGTTACCCAGACATCCCGTATCGGCTCCATTGGCGTGATGATGAGCCATGTCAGCTATGCCGGTCATCTGGCGCAGGCCGGTGTGGATATCACGCTGATTTACTCAGGGGCGCACAAGGTGGATGGCAATCAGTTTGAAGCGTTGCCGGAAGAGGTTCGCCAGGACATGCAGCAGCGGATTGATGCGGCGCGCCGGATGTTTGCCGAAAAAGTGGCGATGTATACCGGTCTGTCTGTTGATGCAGTCACGGGAACAGAGGCCGCCGTTTTTGAAGGTCAGTCCGGCATTGAGGCCGGGCTGGCGGATGAATTAATCAATGCGTCGGATGCCATCAGCGTGATGGCTGCGGCGCTGAACACACATGATACAGGAGGCACTATGCCGCAATTAACTGCAACGGAAGCTGCCGCGCAGGAGAACCAGCGAGTGATGGGGATCCTGGCGTGTCAGGAAGCGAAAGGACGTGAACACCTTGCCACGATGCTGGCAGGACAACAGGGCATGAGCGTTGAACAGGCCCGGGCGATTCTGACCGCGGCAGCACCACAGCAGCCGGTGGCATCCACGCAGAGTGAAGCCGATCGCATTATGGCGTGTGAAGAAGCTAAAGGTCGTGAACAACTGGCGGCAACGCTGGCGGCGATGCCGGATATGACGGTGGAAAAAGCCCGCCCGATCCTGGCGGCTTCACCGCAGGCGGATGCCGGACCCTCACTCCGTGATCAGATTATGGCTCTGGATGAGGCAAAAGGGGCTGAGGCGCAGGCTGAAAAACTGGCGGCGTTTCCCGGAATGACGGTGGAGGCTGCCCGCGACATTCTGTCCTCATCGCCGGATAAAGCAGAACCGGTTTCTGCATCCACAACCGCCATGTTTGAACGCATCATGGCGAACCATTCACCGGCAGCCGTGCAGGGTGGCGTGTCACAGACGTCGGCAGACGGTGATGCGGACGTGAAAATGCTCATGGCCATGCCATGAAGTCAGTGCTGACCATCAATATGAGGTTTTAACAAAATGGTGACGAAAACCATCACTGAACAACGTGCGGAAGTACGTATTTTTGCCGGTAATGATCCGGCTCATACCGCCACAGGCAGCAGCGGGATTTCTCAGGCAACACCGGCACTGACGCCCCTGATGCTGGATGAAGCCAGCGGGAAACTGGTGGTCTGGGATGGACAGAAAGCCGGTAGTGCGGCTGGCATACTGGTACTGCCGCTTGAAGGCACAGAGACGGTGCTGACCTATTACAAGTCGGGGACCTTTGCGACGGAGGCAATCCGCTGGCCTGACAGTGTGGATGAACACAAAAAGGCAAATGCCTTTGCCGGTACAGCCCTGAGTCACGCGGCTCTGCCGTAACACGTTATCAGGCCACCATGGTGGCCTGACTGATTTCTGAATGAAAGGAACTGATTTATGGGATTGTTTACGACCCGCCAGTTACTCGGTTATACCGAACAAAAAGTGAAATTCCGTGCGCTGTTTCTGGAGCTGTTTTTCCGCCGTACGGTGAATTTCCACACCGAAGAGGTGATGCTGGACAAAATTACCGGAAAAACGCCGGTGGCAGCCTATGTCTCCCCGGTTGTTGAAGGAAAAGTGCTTCGCCATCGCGGTGGTGAAACCCGCGTGTTACGTCCGGGCTACGTCAAGCCCAAACACGAATTTAATTACCAGCAGGCGGTTGAGCGCCTTCCTGGTGAAGATCCGGCTCAGCTGAATGACCCGGCCTACCGTCGTCTGCGTATCATTACCGATAACCTCAAACAGGAAGAGCACGCCATTGTCCAGGTGGAAGAAATGCAGGCGGTGAATGCCGTGCTGTATGGCAAATACACCATGGAAGGGGATCAGTTTGATACTGTCGAGGTGGATTTCGGGCGCTCTGAAGGAAATAACATTGAGCAGGCTGACGGTAAAAAATGGTCTGAGCAGGACCGTGATACGTTTGATCCGACGCATGATATTGACCTCTACTGCGATCAGGCCAGCGGCCTTGTGAATATCGCCATTATGGACGGTACGGTCTGGCGTCTGCTGAATGGCTTTAAGCTGTTCCGCGAAAAACTGGATACCCGTCGCGGCTCAAATTCACAACTCGAAACGGCAGTGAAAGACCTGGGGGCGGTGGTGTCCTTCAAGGGGTATTACGGCGATCTGGCCATTGTGGTGGCGAAAACGTCTTATGTGGCAGAGGACGGTACCGAAAAACGTTATCTGCCGGAGGGCACACTGGTCCTGGGGAATACGGCAGCAGAGGGCATTCGTTGCTATGGTGCCATTCAGGATGCGCAGGCGTTGTCCGAAGGTGTGGTGGCCTCTTCCCGTTATCCGAAACACTGGCTGACTGTGGGCGATCCGGCCCGTGAATTCACCATGACGCAGTCCGCTCCGCTGATGGTGCTGCCGGATCCGGATGAGTTTGTGGTGGTACAGGTGAAATAATCCGTGAGCGGGGGCGAAATGCCCCCGTGTCTTTTTTCACAGGAGGCTGAGATGGCAACAAAAGAAGAAAATCTGAATCGTCTTCGTCAACTGGCTGGCCTGCTGGGGCGCGAGGCGGATATGTCGGGGAGTGCTGCGGATATTGCTCAACGTGTGTCTGAGTGGGAAGAGGAGCTTGCTGTTTCCCCGGAGGGCATTATGCACTCTGATGAGAGCGGGGCTGATCAAAATCACACAGACGATGGTGAGCAGTTGAACAACACGGATGCTCCGGATGATGTTAAAGCCGTCCGGGTACGGAAGTGCCTGCAAGTAATGGGGTATTGCCCGGAGACAGGTCGTCCCGTTGAGCTGGCGTTACGGGGTATGCGTGTTCTGGTGCCATCATCACTGGCAACGGCCATGATACAGCACGGAACGGCTGAATATGCGTGATTTTCAGAATGCCTTTGATGCTGCCCTCGCCGGGGTGGACAGTACGATCGTTGAAGTGATGGGGATCCGTGCGCAGTTCACCTCCGGAGCACAACGTGGCGGCGAAGTTCAGGGGGTTTTTGACGATCCGGAGTCGCTGGGTTTTGCCGGTGGCGGGGTCCGTATTGAAGGAAGCAGCCCGTCATTATTTGTGCGGACGGATACGGTGCGTGCCGTGCGGCGTGGTGACACGCTGACCATTAACGGCGAGATGTTCTGGGTGGATCGTGTTTCTCCGGATGACGGGGGAAGCTGTTATCTCTGGCTCAACCGTGGGCAACCACCCGCTGTTAACCGGCGACGATAAACGCAGGGTGAAATTATGGCGATAAAAGGGCTTGATCAGGCGATTGACAATCTGAGCCGGGTTCGTAAAAACGCCATTCCGGCGGCTTCAGCAATGGCCATTAACCGCGTGGCCACAACGGCGATTAATCAGTCTTCATCACAGGTTGCCCGGGAGACAAAGGTTCGCCGGAAACTGGTTAAGGAACGGTCCAGACTGAAACGGGCCACGGTCAGAAATCCGAATGCCAGAATTATCGTTAACCGCGGTGATCTCCCTGTGATTAAGCTGGGGATCAGGATGCTGGGGCGTCGCCCGAACAGCATACTTAAAGCCGGTCAGCATCGGTATCAGCGGGCATTTATTCAGCGATTAAAAAATGGTCGCTGGCATGTCATGCAGCGTGTGGCCGGGAAAAACCGTTACCCCATTGATGTGGTGAAAATCCCGATGGCGGCCCCACTGAAACAGGCATTTGATGAGAATGTTGACCGTATCCGGCGTGAACGCCTGCCTAAAGAACTGGCATACGCGCTGAAACAACAACTGAGGATTGCGATAAAACGATGAAACACACTGACATTCGTGCCGCAGTGCTGGATGCACTCGAGCAGCATGAACACGGGGCGACGCTGTTTGATGGTCGCCCCGTTGTTTTTGACGAAGAGGATTTTCCTGCGATCGCGGTTTATCTGACGGATGCAGAGTATACCGGTGAAGAGCTGGATGCAGATACCTGGCGGGCCACACTGCATATTGAGGTGTTTTTACCGGCACAGGTACCTGATTCGGAGCTCGATCAGTGGATGGAAAGCCGGATTTATCCGGCGATGACTGCGATCCCTGCACTGGCAGGACTGATTACCACGATGGTTACGCAGGGCTATGAGTATCGTCGTGATGACGATATGGCGTTATGGAGCTCTGCGGATCTGACTTATTCCATTACATACGAGATGTGAGGACGATATGGCAACACCAAATCCCCTGGAGCCGGTAAAAGGTGCCGGTACCACTCTGTGGGTTTACAACGGCAAGGCTGATGCTTATGCAAACCCGTTGTCAGACGATGACTGGCAGCGACTGGCTAAGGTGAAGGATCTGACGCCGGGCGAGATGACGGC